CTGTTGGTATATTCGATGAAGAGCAGACAGCAATCGAGACAGGGAAAACATATATATTGCTTACTAGTGATAACAGAATTGTTTCAGCTATACCTGCAGAAGATTTTAAGAATTCGAATAACGCTTTGATCAAATTCTTAAATTATAAAATGTTGCCGTACAAGGATGATGAAATGTTTGTTGTTTCGTTTAAGCCTAGAATAACAAAAGCTGGGAAGAAGATGGCAACGCTAACCGTGGCTGATTCTAGTAGAGACCTACACTCTGTTATGGTGTTTCCAACACAATTTGCTAAGGCATACATGAAGATTCAAGAGGGAAGTGCTTACACTTTTTCTTTTGGGAAAACAAAAGATGGGACAGTGATACTAAATGACATACTTGGGTGAGATGGGTGAACACCTTCACCAGGTTGCTAAGGAAAAAGGCTTTTGGCCAGAAAATGTTGATGACATTTTTATTACAAAGCAACTAATGATGATTGTTTCCGAGACCGTTGAGGTGATGGAAGCAATTAGAAAAGATCAAGGAAAAGAAGCGGTGGCTAAAGAAATGGCAGATATCGTAATTCGCACGCTTGACTTATACGCGGGATTAGAGGAGAGTGGGTATGTAGATATCTCCTTAGATAAAGCACTCGAAGAAAAATCTAAATTCAACAAGACCAGACCAGAAAGGCACGGGGTAAAATTTTAAATATGACTACAATAGAAGAGGCTATGGCCCAGCTAGATCCAAAAATTAGAAAAAGTCTTTTTGTTGGTGATGACCTTCCAGAAACAGAATACCAAGCAACACCAAGTTTTGGCTTAAACAGAGCGCTTAACGGTGGCCTGCCGTATGGCAGACAGGTTTTAATTTGGGGGAGTAAGTCCAGCGCAAAGTCTTCTCTTTGCTTACAAACAGTAGCGTTGGCTCAAAAAGAGGGCAAGCTCTGCGCCTGGATTGATGCAGAAATGTCTTATGACAGAAGTTGGGCAGAAAAACTTGGTGTAGACAATTCAAAGATTATCTTGTCTCAAGCAAGAACAATCAATGAAATGGTAGACATTAGCACTCAGCTCATGGCTGCTGGCGTTGACATTATTGTGGTCGATAGCATTAGTTCTTTGCTACCAGCCATATACTTTGAAAAAGATTCAAACGAGCTTAAGCAGCTAGAAAACACCAAGCAGATTGGTGCAGAAGCTAGAGACTTCAGTCACGCCTGGAAGATGATTAATTACGCAAATAATAAAATAAAGCCAACGTTATTTATTGCAATTTCTCAGTCAAGGAATAATATTAATGCAATGTATACCAGCCAGATTCCAACTGGCGGAACTTCAACCAGGTTCTATTCTTCAAACATCATTAAGCTGTTCTCTTCAGAGTCAGACAATCAAGCAATTAAGGGCAAGATTCCTGTTAGAGACAAGCTTATTGAAGAAAAAATTGGTAGAAAGGTAAGGTGGGAGCTTCAGTTTTCAAAAACATCTCCGGCATTTCAGTCTGGAGAGTATGACTTTTACTTTAGGGGTTCTAGTGTTGGGGTGGACTCGATTGGCGATTTGGTCGACACAGCAGAAATGAATGGGCTTGTAACTAGGACCGGAGCTTGGTACCAGTTAGAAGATGGCTCTAAGGTACAGGGCAGGGATGCTTTCGTTGAAAAGGTTAGGGATGACCTTGATCTGCAAAATAGCTTGGAGGAACAACTTAATGGCTAGATATAGTGTATACAACGGAATTTTTTCATGTCACGTTTGTAAACAAAAAGTACAGAGTCTGAGACATTATCCAGAACAAAAGAGGATTACTTGGATGTGCGGAGAGAAACATCTTAGTCAAGTTTCTTTGGAGACCAGAAAGAAAAGGTCTCAGTATGAGCGAGCGATCGGAAAGTAAGCGCATAGGCGCTAGGCAACACAAGAACTCCGGTCGTAATACTAAAAAAGGTGACGCCACTTGGCAAAACTTTGTTGTTGACTTCAAGGAAGTTAGCAAGTCGTTTACTTTAAACAAAGACGTATGGGCAAAAGCTACAACCGATGCTTTGCGCTCTAACGCAGATCCTGCTATAGTGGTAGTTCTGGGAGAAACAACAAAAACAAGACTGGCTGTGATTGAATTGTCACTGCTAGAGCAGTTACTAGAAGAGAGAGACAAGTAATGAAAATTTTAATGCTAGATATTGAAACAACACCAATGCAAGTTTATACTTGGGGCCTTTGGGATCAAAACATTGGCATCAATCAAATCATCAAGCCTACTGAAATGATGTGCTTCGGCGCAAAGTGGCAGGGCAAAAAGCAAGTCACCTTTAAGTCAGTACACCACGATGGAAAAGAAGCTATGCTAAAAGAACTGCACTCTATGATGGAAGAGGCAGATGTTCTTATTGGATGGAACTCGGCAGCATTTGACCACAAGCATATCAAGAGAGAATTTCTTGAGAATGGTATGACACCACCATCGATAGTAAAAGATCTTGATCTTATGAGTGTCGTAAAGGCAAACTTTAAGTTCCCGTCCAACAAGCTTGACTATGTAGCCCAGACTTTGGGGGTTGGCTCTAAGTTTAAACATTCAGGATTTGAGCTGTGGATTAATTGTATGGCTGGAGATGACAAGGCTTGGCGTGAGATGAAGAAGTATCAAATCCAAGACGTTGTTCTTTTGGAAGAACTTTATCAAGTCCTGTTGCCTTGGCTACCAGGGGCTAGCAGTGTTAGCGTTAAAGAAAGACGCGAAATATCTGATCCAGAGAGGGTGCTATAATAGATGGAAGAAAGCAAAACAACTATCGATATGATAAACGGTCTTTCGGAAATAGCAGACTACGTGGAGGACGAGGACCTGACACAGGCCTTGACAACAATAGCAAAGCTAATTCTAAAGCCAGATATCCCAATCAATGTTGCTACGATAGAGATTGTTAGGTTGCAAGCAATTGCTGCTAAGATGTCTTTTAGAGCAACATGGATGGCAAACGTAGATAAAGGAGACAGGGCTAAGAAAAACATATATTTTACAGCAGCATCAGCTATCAATGATTTGGTTGCGGCACTAAAATATATTATGCGCTAATTTTATTATGAATCTATTAAAAGAACTAATGGACGCGAGTCCTCCAGAAAAACCAAAAAGCAACCCAGAAATGGACGCCTTAATTGAAAAGATCCAGTCCGGCTACATCGCAAAGCGTGGACCAAGGCACCAGCAAAAGAAGACATTCGCCCCATCGACTATAGCTTTTAGTCATGGAGAGTGTGCTAGATACTGGTACCTAGCTTTTGAGGGCGGGACCTTTGAGGATTATGCCGACCCATTTGCTGGAGCGAACATGACCAACGGCACAAAGTCTCACGAAAGAATTCAACAGGCTATGGAAGATGCTGGTATTTTAGTAGATTCAGAATTCAAGATTATCAATAACGATCCGCCGATCTTTGGATACGGGGATGTTCTCCTAGATTGGAATGGGGAAGAGTTACTTGGTGAAATTAAGACAGCAATGTCCGAGGGATTTGAGTACAGGAAGAAAACAAGGAAACCAAAAGCGGGACACCTAATCCAGCTTTTAATCTACATGAAGATTTTAAAAAAGGCAAGGGGCATCTTGATTTATGAAAACAAGAATAACCATGAGCTTCTTGCCATTCCTGTAGAGGTAAACGAATACTACGTAAAGTGGATCGACCAAGCATTTGAATGGATGAGAACGGTTAGAGATTCTTGGGAAAATAAAGAGCTTCCAAAAAAGAACTATAGGTCCAACTCTAAAATTTGTAAAACTTGTCCGCTATCTAGTGTTTGTGCCGAGGCCGGTGATGGCGTAGTAAAAATTAATTCCTTGGAGCCACTGAGTGAAGTCGTGTGACTGGTGCGATCAGAGTTTTGAGACAAAAATTTCTTATCAGATATACTGTTCTGTAGAATGTAGAGAAGAGTCAACAAAAGACAAGATTGCTCAAAGATATGCTATTACTAGGCGTAGCAGGATGATCGGTAGAAAAAGAAACTGTAAGTCCTGCGGACTAGGCCTATCCGCCTACAATGATCAAAATCTTTGCTCTAATTGCGTTATAGACCCAAAAGATGTAAGCAGGGCTTTGAGAGAGCTGAAAGGTATTGTTAATGATAAAGATAAGTTCTCTGACTAACGTCGAAGTTCCTAAAAAAATTTGTTCAATAGATGCTAGCACAAACAGTCTTGCCTTTGCCATATTTGATAACGAAGAGTTGGAAACAGTTGGAAAAATAAATTTTTTTGGTGTTGGCACATACAACAAGGTATCAGATGCCTGCGCTAAGACCCGGGCTCTATTCACTCTGTTTGATGTAGAAGCAGTTGTTATAGAGCATACTGTTTTTATCAATAGCCCCAAAACCGCAGCAGACCTAGCCTTGGTCCAGGGAGCACTTCTGGGAGGCATGGCCTTATCTGGGGTAAAGATCATTAAATCTACCAACCCGATGGCATGGCAAGGGTTCATTGGAAACAGCAGACTAACTAGTCATGAAAAACAAATTATCAGATCTGACAACCCTGGGAAGAGTGATTCTTGGTATAAAAACAAGGAGAGAGAATTCCGTAAAGAAAGAACAATTAAGTTTGTTAATACAATTTATGACAAAAACATAACAGATAATGATGTTGCAGATGCGATTGGTATTGGACATTATGCTGTTAGCAATTGGTCCAAGTTGACAGGTGGATAGTGTGGCTGCTAAACTTTATACGAATGAAATGTGGTTAAGGAAAAGGTATCACATGGACCGGAAGACTCCAGAGGAAATAGCGAAAGAGTGTGGAGTTAGTGTAGAAACAATATATGTTTATTTATCTAAATTTAAATTAAGGAAATCAAGACGTTGAGCAAAGAGACGGAAGACGGTATCGAGCGGGTGATGTCTGGCATCAAAAAAATGCTAATAGAAAAGAACAGGGCATATGGAGATTCCGCTCTAGATCCTGTCAGGATGTTCTCTAAGCAAGACAACATAGAGCAGTTGTATGTACGTATTGACGACAAGCTTTCCAGGGTGCAGAGGGGTCACGAATATCCGGGAGACGACACAATCTTTGACCTCATTGGGTATCTGGTATTACTATTAATTGCTAAGGAGAGAAATGAAAGAGTATAGCAACAAAGAACAGTTGTCTTTTGACGACATCTTGTTAGTTCCACAACATTCTAATGTAGAGAGTAGAAAGAACTTATCCCTTGCTACTAACCTAGGAAATGGAATAGAGCTTGAGTTGCCAATTATTGCGGCACCAATGGATACCGTTTGCGAGTGGCAAATGGTAGAGGCTATGGATAATCTTGGTGGGATGGGTATCCTTCATAGGTATATGCCACTTGAAGAACAGCTTTCTATGGCTAGAATGTCTAGGGCACAGAAAGACCACAGGAATGTAGGAGGATCTGTCGGAGCTCGTAAAGCATTTATAGCAGACGCTATGATGCTTATTGAGGCTGGAGCAAACCTTATTCTAGTAGATGTTGCAAATGGTCACAATCAAAATGCAGTAACAGCCGTTGAGCTTTTGCGGAAAGAGATTCCTGGTGATGTTCACCTTATGGCTGGAAACGTTGCAACTTGGGACGGCTTTGCCAGACTGGGGGATGCTGGAGCAGACTCTATCAGGGTAGGAATTGGTGGCGGATCAGCCTGCACAACTAGAGTAGTCAGCGCTCACGGAGTACCGACTCTTGCCTCTATTCTGAATATTAGAGAAAAGTTTTCCTATGGAGATGGTCCAAGCTTGATTGCTGACGGCGGGATCAGGAACTCCGGAGACGCAGCTAAGGCTTTGGCTGCCGGGGCGAGCGCCGTCATGGTCGGCAGAATGCTTGCGGGCACAGAGGAATCTCCAGGACATGTTTTAGACGGACACAAGGTCTTTCGAGGAATGGCATCCAAGGAGGCGCAGGAGGACGGTAGGGGCTTTGTTTCTGGTGTAGAGGGTATCTCAACTAGGGTTCCTTTTGTTGGGAGTGTTAATAATATTATTACAGAGTTTGCCAATGGATTGCGAAGTGCCTTGTCATATACTGGGGTAGACAATCTTATTGACTTCCAGAGCGATAGCATGTATAATAGAGTATCGAGTAATTCGTTACAAGAAACTAAACCACACGCAAAGGAATGAAATGGTACGTCAAAGAAATTCAGCAGAAGCAAAGCCAACACATTTTTTTAGATTCCCAGAGATCACAGTAGATGGCTTTCTTGTGGAGCAGGGCGAGATCATCAAGATCAAAGACGAGTGGGGTATGCGATTTAAATTTGATTGCCTCGTTACCAATACAAAAACAAAGTCTCAGTGGGTTGATTGCTTTGAGGTAGACCGAGGCCGAACTGGCTGTCTAAGATCCTTTAAGCTAGACAGAGTAAAAAGAATTCCAAAGAAGAGGGGTCGTCGTGTCAAACGAGGAACAGCAATTAGTACAGCATCTTGATCAAGTTAACCGTGTAGTCGGAGAGTACCTTAAAGGCAATAACCCAACACAGATTTCAAAACATCTCGACATCCCAAGGACTAGGGTAGTGACACTGATTGAAGAATGGCAAAGGGTCGCTGCGGACAACACAGTAATTCGAGCTAGAGCAAAAGAGGCTTTGGCCGCTGCTGACGAACACTTTGGAAGGCTTATCAACAAGGCATACGAGGTTATTGAGGATGCTACCACCAACGCAGACCTTAGAAGCAAGTCTGGCGGTATTAAGCTTGTTATGGACATAGAGTCTAAAAGAATTGAGATGCTGCAGAAAGCCGGTCTTTTAGAAAACAAAGAGCTTGCCGAAGAGATGATGGAGATTGAAAACAGACAAGTCATACTTATGAATATCTTGAAAGAAATAGCTTCTGAGCATCCAGAGATTCGTGATAAGATTATGAACAGGCTTTCTGAGGCCTCTCAAAAACTAAATGAAACGGTAACAATAGTACACAATGTTTGATGATTTTATTGAGGTTTTAAAAGATAGTGTTTTTGAAGAAAAGCCAGTAGACGTAAAGACTTTTGTAGAGGGGGATGCCTATCTTGGGCAACCCCCATTATCCGACATACAGTATGACATCGTCGAGGCGATGAGTCAGATTTATAAAAAACAAGACGTCGTTACTCTAATGGGTAGCTTTGGTGAAACTTATTATAAAAAATATACAAAAAATGAGATCATCCTTCAGCTGGGCAAGGGAAGCGGCAAGGACTTTACGTCTACCGTAGCGGTGGCATACATTGTGTACAAACTGCTATGCCTTAAAGATCCGGCAAGGTACTATGGTAAGCCTTCCGGTGACGCTATCGATATTATTAATATTGCTATTAACGCACAGCAAGCAAAGAACGTTTTCTTCAAGGGCTTTAAAACTAAAATTGAAAACTCTCCGTGGTTTGCTGGTAAGTTTTATTCAAAGATGGATTCCATTGAGTTCAATAGAGCAATTACTGTTTACTCAGGTCACTCCGAAAGAGAGTCTCACGAGGGGCTAAACCTTATGGTTGCGATTCTTGATGAGATTTCCGGATTTGCAAATGAGGTCAATACTGGCAACGAACAGGGAAAGACGGCAGACAACATCTACAAGGCCTTCCGTGGATCTGTTGATTCTAGGTTTCCAGACCTAGGTAAAGTAGTTTTGCTATCCTTTCCAAGATATCCGGGAGACTTTATTTCCAGAAGGTACGATGACGTAATTGCAGAGAAGGAAATAATTACAAGAACTCATAGTTTTGTCATTAACCCAGATCTCCCAGAAACCGAGGACAACATCCTGAATATTTCATGGGATGAAGACAGGATCATTTCTTATAAGTTTCCAGGACTGTTTGCATTAAAGAGGCCAACGTGGGAGGTTAATCCAACAAGATCCATTGAAGACTTTAAACTTGCATTCTATACCGATCTTGGAGATGCAATGATGAGATTTGCCTGTGTTCCAACTTTTGCTTCCGATGCGTTCTTTAAGCAACAAGAAAAGGTTAGATCTTGCATGACAATCAGGAATCCATTAGATAATTTTAGAAGATTCGATTCCGCCTTTAAGCCAGATCCAGACAAAACATATTTTGTACATGCAGACCTAGCACAAAAACATGACAAGTGTGCGGTTGCTATTGCACACGTAGACAAATGGGTAAATGTTAAAATAACTAAAGACTATGAACAAACCTCTCCGGTTGTAGTGGTTGATGCAGTAGCATACTGGGAGCCGAAGGTAGAGGGTCCGGTCAACCTGTCAGAAGTTAAGCAGTGGATTCAGAATCTTAGAAGAGTTGGTTTTGATATTGGAATGGTTACCTTTGACCGCTGGCAGTCTTTTGATATTCAGAACGAGCTTAAAGAGGTTGGGATTAGAACAAACACGCTATCTGTTGCCAAGAAGCACTACGAAGACATGGCAATGTTGATCTACGAAGAAAGGCTTGCCATGCCAAGTATTGATTTGTTATTTGAAGAGCTTACTGAGTTAAAGATTATGAGAAATAACAAAGTCGATCACCCAAGGAAAAAGTCTAAGGACTTGGCAGATGCTGTTTGTGGTGCGGTATTTAACTCTATTTCACATACGCCAAGAGATAAAAACCTTCAGGTAGAGATTCATACATTTAGAGATCGGTCTAGACAGAAACTTGACCCACTACCAGACAACGTGATACAATATAAGCCAATGCCCAATGACGTTAGAGATTATCTTGATCGTCTGGGTATGGTATGATCACCAGATTTTAAGCATATTCTAAGATTCAAATACTAGACTTAGAACAAATAGAGAGTATAATAGATGTTACCTATTGATTTTGTTTACTTTTCAAACTACTCTGGTAACACTAAAAGATTTGTGGAGAAATTTTATGGAGCTTCTTATAGGATTCCTATTAGTACTGATAGGGATAACGTTGTTACCCATCATAGCGAGTTTGTTCTTTTTGTTCCAACTTATGGCGGTGGTGAAGCACGAACAGCAATACCCAGACAAGTACGACACTTTTTAAATGTTGAAGAGAATCGAAATCTTCTTCGGGGTGTAGTTGGTTTGGGAAACAAAAACTTCGGTGAGCATTACTGCAAAGCCGCAGACTTAATTAGTGCAAAGACTGGTGTGCCAGTCATTGCAAAGGTAGAAATATTTGGCACACAAGATGATGTTAATACAGTAAAAGAAAGGCTGCAAAAACTTTATGGATAAAAACTATAGTTACCACGAGTACAACGCAATGCTCAACCTCTATGATGAGGATAGAAAGATTCAGTTTGATAAGGATAAGCTAGCAGCTAAGCACTACTTCTTAGATCATGTTAATCTCAATACCGTTTTCTTCCATAGCCTTGAAGAGAAGATCGACTATCTCGTAGAGAATGAATACTACGACGAAGAAGTCTTGAACCAATACGACTTTGATTTTATTAAGTCTTTGTTTAAACAAGCTTATGCTCATAAGTTTAGGTTTGCAGCATTCCTTGGTGCATACAAGTTTTATACTGGCTATGCCCTAAAGACTTTTGATGGAGAAAGATATCTTGAAAGGTTTGAAGATCGTGTATGCATGAATGCCTTGATGCTTGCTAAGGGTGACAAAAAGCTTGCACAGGATCTGGTAGAAGAGATTATCTCTGGACGATTCCAGCCAGCTACCCCGACATTTCTAAACTCTGGCAAGAAGCAGAGGGGAGAGTTCGTATCCTGCTTCCTGCTTCGTATCGAAGACAACATGGAGTCTATTGCTCGTGGCATTAATTCATCCTTGCAGCTATCTAAGCGTGGTGGGGGCGTAGCTCTCAACCTAACAAACCTTAGAGAGCACGGAGCACCCATTAAAAAGATTGAGAACCAGTCTTCTGGTGTTATCCCAGTGATGAAGCTATTGGAAGATTCTTTTAGCTATGCTAATCAGCTTGGTGCCCGCCAAGGTGCGGGTGCAGTGTATCTTAATGCACACCACCCAGATATCATGAAATTTCTTGACACCAAGAGGGAGAACGCTGATGAGAAGGTTAGAATTAAAACCCTTAGCCTTGGTGTTGTTGTTCCAGACATTACCCTGGAACTCGCCAAAGCTAATGAAGATATGTACTTATTCTCTCCTTACGATGTAGAACGAGTCTATGGCGTACCAATGTCAGATATCTCTGTCACAGAAAAATACCAGGAGATGGTTGACAACCCAGACATTCGTAAAAAGAAAATGAAGGCTAGGGTTTTGTTTGAAACCATTGCTGAGTTGCAATTTGAGTCGGGGTATCCCTACATCGTGTTTGAAGATACAGTAAATAGAGTCAATCCTATTGAGGGTAGAATCAATATGTCAAACCTGTGCTCTGAGATCCTGCAGGTAAATACACCTACAACATACAATGCAGACCTCAGCTATGACCAGATTGGTAAAGACATTAGTTGCAATCTTGGCTCTCTTAATATTGCTAAGGCCATGGAATCTCCAAACCTTGGCAAGACTGTAGAGGTAGCTATCAAGGCACTGACATCGGTTGCAGACATTAGTTACATCGAGTCTGTAATGTCTATTGCGGAGGGTAACAAGAAGTCTAGGGCTATTGGTCTGGGACAGATGAACCTGCATGGCTATCTGGGTAAAGAGAAGATTCACTACGGCTCTGAAGAGGGCATTGACTTTACCAACATGTATTTCTATACTGTTGTGTACCATGCAATCAAAGCATCTAATGAGATGGCCAAGAAGACTGGAGATCCGTTCGATAACTTTGAGAATTCAAAGTATGCTTCTGGAGAGTTCTTTGATAAGTACACCTTATCAGAATGGAAGCCAGCTACCAAGAGGGTTGCTAAGTTATTTAAAGATTCAAATATTGATATCCCTACGCAAGGTGATTGGGAGAAGTTGAAGAAGTCTGTAATGAAGCACGGTATCTATAACCAGAACCTTCAGGCAGTACCACCAACTGGATCTATTAGTTATATTAATAACAGCACTAGTTCTATTCATCCTATTGCTTCTAAGATTGAGATTCGTAAAGAAGGAAAGCTGGGTCGTGTTTACTACCCTGCCCCACACCTATCCAACGACAATCTAGAATACTTTGAAGACGCATATGAGATTGGACCAGATAAGATCATTGATACCTATGCCGCTGCAACACAGCACGTAGACCAGGGCTTGTCTCTAACCTTATTCTTTAAGGACACCGCCACTACCCGTGACGTAAACCGTGCTCAGATTATGGCATGGAAAAAGGGTATCAAGACTATCTACTATATTCGTATTAGGCAGATGGCACTAGAAGGAACCGACGTAAAGGAATGCGTATCATGCATGTTGTAAAACCAATTAACTGGAACAAAGTAGAAGACCCAATCGATTTGGACGTATGGAATAGGCTAACAGCTAACTTTTGGCTCCCTGAGAAGGTTCCTGTGGCTAATGACATACAGTCCTGGGCCTCTCTTACCGATCATGAGAAGGAAGTTACCAAGAAGGTATTCACTGGGCTCACGCTGCTGGACACAATCCAGGGTACTGTAGGTGCGATGAGCCTTATGCCAGATGCTAGAACGTCACATGAAGAGGCAGTGATTACAAACATTGCTTTTATGGAAAGCGTTCATGCCAAGTCATATTCCACAATCTTTTCTACTTTGTGCTCTACAGAGGAAATTGATGAAGCATTTAGATGGAGCATTGAAAACCCTTTTCTTAATAAGAAAGCTGAAATAGTTCTTGATAAGTATGATGGCGACGACCCACTAAAAAGAAAGGTAGCCTCCACCCTGCTAGAGTCTTTCTTGTTCTATTCTGGATTCTACTGGCCTATGTACCTATCATCCAGATCTAAGCTAACTAATACCTCAGATATGATTAGGCTTATCATTCGTGACGAGGCTGTTCACGGATATTACATTGGGTATAAGTTCCAGTTAGCCCTGGCCGAGGAATCACGGGAGCGCCAGGCCGAGCTCCAGGAGTATACCTATGATCTCGTAATGGAGTTGTTTGATAATGAAACAAAGTATACGGCAGAGCTGTATGATGAGGTAGGTCTTACCGAGGATGTAAAGAAGTTCTTGCACTACAATGCAAACAAGGCACTAATGAACCTGGGCTACGATGCACTTTTTCCCAAGGAAGTGACCAACGTTAACCCAGCCATTCTTTCTGCATTGTCTCCCAATGCTGATGAGAATCACGACTTCTTCAGCGGTAGTGGATCAAGCTACGTTATTGCTAAGCATGAGCAGACAGAAGACGAAGATTGGGACTTCTAGAAACTTGACAGACACCAATGGTTAGGGTACAATAGATACATTATTAACGAAAAAGAGTTTGGAACATGGCTAAATCAGGGTATAGATGAAGGGTGGATTTCAGAACCCTTCTGCAATACCCACGACCTTGACCCAGTAATGAGTGAAGAAGAACAGCAAGAGAGGGAAGATGGTGGAGACCCGTGTCAACACGTATTAAGGATAATGGTATAAAACAATGGAAAACAGAACACTCGACTGGGTAGCAGAATTTGACCCTAAATCAAAAGAATACCCCATTAGGACCTTGCTGAGTCAAAGGAATGTAGAAGATAGGTTTATCATGTGGAGGGAGGGCGTTGTCACAGACCAGGGTGCCGAGGGGGCTTGTGTTGGTTTTGCTTGGATGAATGAGCTTTTGGCAGACCCCCTTCCGCCCGTCGAAGAGCCCACTAGCGATACAGCTAACGGCATTGCTAGGTCCTACTACCAGGAAGCCAAGAAAATTGACCAGTGGCACGGAGAAGACTATGAAGGCACTTCCGTTTTGGCTGGGGCCAAGGTCATAAAGAGCAAAGGCTATATCGAAGAGTACCGGTGGTGTTACAATGTTGAAGACATTAAGGGCGCAATCATTTCAGAGGGACCAGTGGTTTTGGGTATTCCTTGGTATGAGGGGATGTACCGGACAACACAGGATGCCCTTGTATCGGTCAGCGGCAAAAAAGTTGGGGGCCACGCTATTCTTGTTACTGGGTATAACCCCCACATGGTCTTTGGGTCAGAAACCTTAGAGGTTTTTCGGTGGAGAAATTCTTGGGGTAGCGGCTATGGACACAACGGTTCCGGATGGATTAAATCTAAAGATCTTCAGATGCTGATGAAAGAGGGCGGAGAGGCTTGCGTTCCAATGCAAAGAACTCGCCCAATCTTTGAGAAAATTGGGAATATAGTTTAATGGTAAAACTTAACCTTGCCAAGGTTATGACGCGGGTTCGATCCCCGCTATTCCCTCGGCCTTGTAGCTCAAAGGAAGAGCACCACACTGTCGATGTGGAGGTTGCGGTGTCAGGATCCGTCAAGGTCGCTTTATAATTTAACATGCCCCTATAGTTTATTAGTAAAACGCCTGTCTTGTAAACAGGAAAGGCGGGAGCGTTACCTGCTAGGGGCCCTAGTAAGCAAGATCGTAAAACAAAACTATTAGAATTAATCAAACAGGAGAACCCCATGAACACCATGAGCCAAAAACTCGCTGAACTAGACCCCGAAATCCAAGAAGTATTGGACAAGGAGCTAGGACGTCAGCGTTCCACACTGGAAATGATTGCCAGCGAAAACTTTGTCCCCCACGCCGTCCTGGAAGCTCAGGGAAGCGTCTTGACCAACAAATACGCCGAGGGATACCCCGGAAAGCGCTACTACGGCGGATGCGAATTCGTTGATATCGCCGAAAACCTCGCCATCGATCGCGCGAAGAAGCTTTTCGGTGCCGCCTATGCCAACGTTCAACCCCATTCGGGTGCAAGCGCCAGCGCTGCTGTGCTTCACGCCCTTGCCCAACCGGGGGAGACTATTCTCGGTTTGGAACTCGCTCATGGCGGACACCTCACCCACGGAATGAAACTCAACTTTTCGGGGAAGGTCTACAACCCAACCTCCTACGGTGTGGACCCGAAGACATTCCTCATCGATATGGATGTGGTGCGGGATAAAGCGCTTGAGCACAAACCCAAGGTCATCATTGCCGGCTGGTCGGCGTACCCCCGGCACACCGATTTCGAGGCGTTTCGTGAGATTGCCGATGAGGTTGGTGCGTACCTATGGGTAGACATGGCACACTTTGCCGGGTTGGTTGCCGCAGGTCTTCACCCCTCGCCAATCCCCCACGCTGACGTTGTGTCTACCACGGTTCACAAGACATTGGGTGGCCCACGTTCGGGATTGATTCTCAGCCGTGATGAAGGCCTTGCCAAGAAGCTCAACTCTGCGGTGTTCCCGGGGCAACAGGGCGGTCCCCTGATGCACGTGATTGCGGCAAAAGCGATTGCGTTCAAATTGGCCATGGCACCCGAGTTCATCGAACGCCAGGAGCGCAGCATTCGGGGCGCCAAGGCTATTGCCGCTCGTCTGATGGAGCAGGATTCACAGTCCGCCGGTGTTGACGTCCTCACCGGTGGAACCGATGTTCATTTGACGCTTGTGGATTTGCGAAACTCTCCCCTCGATGGCCAGCAAGCAGAAGATCTACTCCACACCGTGGGCATCACGGTCAACCGCAACGCTGTTCCTTTTGACCCCCGGCCCCCCATGGTCACCTCGGGTGTTAGAATTGGTACCCCAGCGCTTGCTACCAGGGGGTTTGGTGACACAGAGTTCGCTGAGGTTGCAGACATCATTGCCCACACCATGATGCCTAACCCCGATGTGCCAGCGCTGCAAGCACGCGTCGCATCGCTGACCAACGCCTGGCCGCTGTATCCCGAACTGGGCTAGGCCAGGGTAGAGATAGCTAGAATCGTAAAACAAAAGTGTTACAATTAACAAAGACAAATTGACATATTGAATACTGCATGGTAGGATCATGTTATGTTCAAGAACAGCATGCCCACGTAATGGCGAAGGTTTCTACCCTTCATGTGCATAACGGAATGAAAATGCAGGTTCGATTCCTGTCGTGGGTACGGCCATTTAGCTCAGCTGGTTAGAGCTCCTCGCTCATAACGAGGTCGTCGTTGGTTCGAGTCCAACAATGGCCACAAAACAAAAAGGAAAATATGCAAATCAATGTATTAGATAAAGGCTATGTACGCCTAGTAGATAGTATGGGTAGTGATCTGTCTGTTGTCAATGCCGCCAGGGTATCGTATGATAAAGAAGTAACAGAACTTACAGAGAAAGATGCTAAACTAATTAACTTTTTAGTTAGAGAAAAGCATACCTCTCCTTTTAGACATGCTGCTATGACTTTTGAAGTTTATGCCCCGCTTGTTATTGCTAGGCAGTGGTGGAAGTATGCTGTGGCATCTTCTCATGTTGATGATCAGAATGGGTGGAATGAATCTTCTCGCAGGTATATTACAGAAAAGGAGGAGTTCTATATTCCATCAGCAAACCAGTGGCGTAGCAAGCCAGAGAATAGCAAGCAGGGTAGCGGTGCTCCAGTAGATTCTGATGATGGTCACATGTACACTGAGTATTTAATTACTCATATTCAGAATGGTGAAAGACTTTATCAGCAGGCAATGCTTGATGGGATTGCCCCTGAGCAGGCACGCTTGTTCCTTCCAGCATACTCCATGTACGTCCGTTGGCGTTGGACGGTATCTCTGCAGGGCGTCATGACATTCCTTGAACAGCGTTTGCCACACGATGCCCAGTCAGAGATCAGAGAGTACGCTGACGCAGTCTTGAAACTTTCGGAGGGTATCTTTCCAGAGACATTTAAGACATACCTAAACATTAACAACTAAGTGTATACTAAATACACAAACTACAAAGGAGAACTAATGGTAACTGTTTATACTAAGAATAACTGCGTCCAGTGTGACGCCACCAAAAGGATGATGGATAAGCTGGGGGTAGAGTATTCAACAATCAATATCTCAGATAACCCAGACGAATTAGATAAACTAATTGAATTAGGATACCGTGCCGCTCCAGTAGTTGTTACAGAAAATGACTCGTGGGCAGGCTTTCAGCCAGAAAAAATTACAGAGCTAGTGGCTTAGTCATTTAAAAAAATATTTTTAAAAATAGTGTATAATTAAAATATCATGACCACGTCACACGGATTAACAACGCTTAGCAACTCTAC